GAGGGTGATCCCACCTTCGCCTTTCAACTCCTGGAGGATTGAACCACCATGCCCACTGCTACCAAGAAGGCCCCCGTCAAGGCCACCGTCAAGAAGACGGTGGCCCGACCGTCCACCAAGAAGGCCACGCCGGCCCGGGCCAAGGTCGGCGGTCGCCCCCGCGCCTACGACGAAGAGCGCCGCCAGATCCAGATCCGCCTGCCCGAGGATCTGCGCACCCGGGTCGATGACGAGTCGGCTCGCCGTCGGGTGAGCAAGAACTTCCTCATCGAGAAGATGATCGCGGACATGCTCCCCGTGTACGAGGGCCAGGATCTGAACCTCTGAGGTTGGTTTCCCGGTGGTTGTTCCTAGTAACATCCGCCGGGATGACCGACCTCACAACTCCGCAGTGGGACAGAACCCAGTACACCCGCTGCAACACCTACGGACACTCGTGGTTCGACTACGACAACTCCGACTGGACGCCCCTGTTCGGTACCCCGCTCGTGCTGCGGTGCGAGCGGTGCGGGACGGAACGACGGGACGTCATCGGATCCCAGGGTCAGGTCATCCAGCGCAACTACAGCTACCCCGAGGGCTACCGCTACGGCAAGGGTGAGCGTCCCGACCGAGCTCAGTTCCGCCTGATGCTGCTGGAGCAGCGCATCCGGGAGGCCCGCGCCGCCCGTGGTGAGACGGTGCCGGCGGCTCGGAGGCGAGGACGGAGCGCATGAGCGACGACAGCCGGGGGCTGGTGATGCCGCCGTCTCTGGACGAGCAGCACCCACCGCACCCACTGTCGGGTCTGGCGCCGCCCGAATACCCCTGCCCCGAGTGCGGCCGCCCCTTCACCACCAAGCAGGGCCTCGGACGTCACCGCCTGTCGGCCCACGGGGTGAAGGGCAAGGCCACCCGGACCTTGCAGCGGCGCCAGGCCGCCGCCTCGAAGGCCTCGAAGGGGCGGGAGCACCTGCGTCAGCTACTGTCCACCCCCTCGGTGCTGGAAGAGGACCCCCTGCACGCCGACGACGTGATGTTCGCGGTCATCAACATGCTGTACCCCCACGGTGTGATACCAACGAAGCATGTGCTGTCCCTCCTACGCTGGAGGGAGGCGACCGAACGCATGCTGAACGAGGTGATGGATGAGTGACCTACTCAAGGGGTTCGATGACCTGGACTACCCCGGCCGGCGCAAGCCGGTCAACCGGGACGGTCCACGAGCGTCGATGGAAACCGAGGTATGGGATGCCAAACCCACCTTCTACCTCGTGCGCGGCGAGCGCCGGGAGTTCTTCTTCATCAGCGCGCTGGCCAAGGCCCTCGGCTACAGCGTGCAGTCGATCCGCTCCTGGGAGGACCAGGGCCTGCTGCCCAACTCCGGCTACCGCTCTCCCCGCACCAACGGGCGGGTGGCCGGGGGACGCTCCGACAAGGGCCGCCGGCTGTGGACTCGGGCGCAGATCGATGGGATACTCGCCCTTGCGAAACGGCACCGGGTCATCCTGAACAAGAAGCCCCCGACGCCGGCCTTCGCAGAAGACGTAGCCCGTCTCTTCAACGAACTGCACGGGTGACCACACCAACACACCCACCACCAGAAAGCACCGCCCAACATGCCGCCCACCAAGCGCATTGCGCGCACCCCCGCGCCCACCAAGCGCGTCTCCCGCCCCACCACTCCCGCTGCTCAGGCCGAGCCTGACGAAGACGACTTCCCGCAGGCCCCCGACACCGACGACGACGCCCCCCTCGAACAGCCCGCCGCCCGCAACGGCAACGGCGCCAAGCCCCGCTTGAAGCGAGGCTGGACCGGCGGCCAGCAGGTGATGGAGTCGACGTCGGACTACGCCCAGGCGTTCCGGCCCGACGAGACGTCCCAGGTCGTCAAGTTCCTCGAAGACAGCCCCTACGCCAGCTTCCGCCGGCACTGGATCGAGGGCACCAACGACTCCGGCCACCGCTGAGCTTCAACGAGGCCTGCCCGCTGTGCGAGGCCGGTGACCGCCCCCAGGCCGTCTCCTGCTTCAACGTGGCCCTGGTGTCCGAGGACGGCCAGGTGATCCTCAAGTCCTGGGAGGTCGGAGCTCGGCTCTTCAACGTGTTGAAGGGCTACGCCAACGACCCCAAGATCTCCCCGCTGTCCCGGCACTTCTTCCTGGTGTCGAAGACCGGCAAGAAGTCCAACACCCAGTACAACGTCAGCCCGGTGCGCAAGACCTCGCTCTCTGAGGACTACGACGTGACGCCGCCCGAGGACGACGATCTCGCTCGGCTCACGCTCTACACCGAGGACATCGTCAAGGTCGAGCCGATCCGCCGGCTCCGGGAGTTGGCGCAGGAACTCGTCGCGGATGACGGTGGCGGTTACGAGGGCTGATCGCCGTGCGCTTGCCGCACGTCATCACCGACATCGCTGAGGTTCACGACGCCGTCGAGCGCTTGTCTCGATCCGATGTCGTGTGCATCGACGTCGAGACGAGGGAGAAGGTCAAGGACAACCCCAACCCTCGGACCAATGAGGTGACCTGGCTCGGCATCGGGGGTCCGGGCCAGGTCTACCTCATCCCACTCAGTCATCCCAAGGGTGTCACGCTGGTTCGGGAGCACAGGGACAAGACGCCCGCCTGCATGCTCTACGACGCCGACGACCCTCGAAGCAAGACCAAGACCGGTCAAGTTTCCATGCGTATGGTCGAGCACACCGTGCCGGCCACCTTCGCGTCACCGCCGGTTCAACTGAGCCCCGCCGCCGTGTTCGAGGCCGTCCGCCCGCTGCTGTTCAGCGACCGGGCCAAGTTGGGGCACAACGTCAAGTTCGACCTCCAGACGATCGCCAAGTACTACGGCGGTGAGATCCCACCGGGTCCGTACCACGACACGATCCTGATCCGCCACGTCCTGACGGAGAACCTGCCCGACTACACCCTCAAGACGCTGACGATGGACTGGCTGGGCATCCCCCTGCACCGGCGCAAGCGCTTCTACCCCAACCTTGGCAAGGCCGGCGTCGACTCCTTCGGCCTCGATGAGGTGGCCCGCTATCTGGCCAAGGACATCCGCTACTGCTGGTTGCAGTTCCAGTTCTTCTACCCACGGCTGATCGCTCGCGGGCTGCAACCCATCTACGACTTCGAGATGTCGGTGTACCCGGTGCTGATGGACATCGAGCAGGCCGGGTTCTGCGTGGACGGATCAAACCTGGGTCAGGTCAAGGCCAACCTGGAGCAGCGCCTCCACGAGCTCGAAGAGCAGTGCTGGATCGCCGCCGGCGGCCAGTTCCCGCTGTCCAACACCGAGGCCAAGCGCTGGGTCCTGTTCGGACACGGCCGCCCGGCGCCGACCTGGGACCTCGACAAGGCGCGCAAGATCCCTGGTACCAAGCTGCGCAGCCAGAACCTGCGGGCGCTCAGCCTCACCGAGGAGACGAAGGTCCCCCAGGTCACCCAGGCCGTGCTCAAGTACTACGCCGACCGGGGCAACCACATGGCCGAGTGGTTCCTGGAGTGGAGCTTGCTGGAGAAGTTGCGGGGCACGTTCGTGGAGGGGCTGAGCAAGATGCTGACGCCCCACGAACGCGGCCTACCGACGATCCACACCTCATTCAAGCAACACGGCACCGTAACGGGCCGTCTCTCAAGTGCCAGCCCCAACCTCCAGCAGCTTCCTCGGGGCTCGCGGATCCGGGACCTGTTCGTAGCCGGGCCCGGTCACGTCCTGATCGTGGCCGACTACGACCAGATCGAGCTCCGCTGCGTGGCCCACCAGAGCGGCGACCCAGTGATGACCCAGGTCTTCAAACAGGGGTCTGACATCCACGCCCAGGCCACGGCGGCCGCGTTGCGGATCCCGGTCGGGGACGTGACGCCGGACTTGCGCCAGGTTGGCAAGACGCTCAACTTCGCCACCCTCTACGGCGCCACCAAGGGCAAGATCGCCTCGGTGGCCGGTGGTTCCGAAGCCCGCGGCCAACAGTTCCTGGACCGCTACTACGCCCAGTTCGCCGCCCTCAAGCCGTGGAAGGCCCGCATGTTGCGGGAAGCCCGAGCTCGTGGTGACCGTGCCAACTTCATCTCCCAACCGCCAGCGGTGCTGATCCCCCCGATCGGGCGCCTACGGAGGCTTCCGGACCTCTACAACCCCGAGGACTGGAAGCGCTGGCGAGCGGAGCGTCAGGCGATCAACGCCATCATCCAGGGCTTCGCCTCCAACATCACCAAGATGGCCATGTTGGGCCTGCACTCCAACCTGGCTGAGTTGCCAGCGTGGATGGTGGTCCAGGTGCACGACGAGATCGTTGTCTGTTGCCAGGAGGACTGGGTGGATGAGGTTCTTCCCATCGTCGTCTCTACGATGGGAGACATCAGAGACAGCGATGGCGGCCCCATCCTGGGGGACGAGATCCCGTTGCTGGCCTCGGCAGGAGTTGGTTACTCGTGGTCGCAGGCGAAGGGCAAATGACGAGCTCGTGTCAGCACGATGGTCAGACCTGCCCGTTCTGCGTTACTTTGATGCTCATGGCCCTCGGTGTCCTGGACCGTGCGACCATCGTGGAAGTGACCTCGCTGGCTGACGCTTACGCCGAGGGAGTTGCTAGCTCCCTGGCTGACGTCGAATCGCCCGAAGCGCTCCTCGAAGGCCTGTCCGGTGCCTTCATCTCGTTTCTCGTTGAAGCGTCGCGGTTGGTCCATACTCTCCAGTCGTGACTGACAACTCAGCGTGGTACCAACGAGCGCTGGCCCGAGCACGCGGCCAAGAGGCCCCTCGACCGCAACCCCAGCCGGCGCAGGTGTGGAACGGCACGGTCACGTACCCGACCAACACCAACGGCAACACCTACTACACCTACGCCCCACAAACTCAACCCCAAACCCCGGTTAGGCAGGAACCAGCACCTCCCCCCACCGGGCAGAAGCAGGAGTCCGTGTCGACCACCCAACTCCTCCAGATGCAAGAGGCCACCGGTCGGGCCACTCCGGGTGAGGGCGCCCGTCTCAACCCCGATCCGTGCCCCAACTGCGGGGCCGCGCTGTTCTTCGAGGATCTGTCGGGGAAGAAGCGACGGGGCCCGCCACCAGCACCGCACTGCTTCACATGTGGATACAACGGTCTGTTCGAGCAAGGGCAGGCGAGCTCCTGGGGGGCGTAGCATCCCGGCGTGCCCGCCCAAGCCGCCCCCGCCCGCCCCGACATCGATGAGATCATCGGCCGGATCAACAAGCGTCTCAAGTCAGAGACGTTGCGC